AGTTTCATCAAAAGATTCGTCTCCAATAAAACCCCAAGTATCCAAGACATCATCATCCAACTTATTGTCGAATACCCCACCTTTGGTAGATACGATAGCTTCAATACGTCCACGAACTATATCTCGTTCCTCTGTAGTGAGTTCCTTATCTACTAAATTAAAATGGGTTCTGGGAATATTCTGAAGGTTTGGGCTTCTAGAGGATAGCCGTCCAGTAACTACTACCCAATTACAGAAAGTTGTGTGTAAAGTATTTAGGTCTATATAGGGTTCTAAATAAGTAGATTTCAATTTCTCTAGGGAGCGATATTGTCTAATCAACCCCGCAATAGGATTATTTATCTGTACCAGAGCCGCTTCTCCCCAGGATTCTTTACCCTTCGGAGTCTTAGTAGGAGAGTGTATTCCTAACCCATTTAAGACTTCCCCTACCTGTTGTGAGCTACTGATATTAAATTCGGAACCTGTTAGCTTCCATATTTGCCCCTCTACTTCACAGCTACGTTTATCTATTTTAGCTATTGCTTGTACTGCATACTCCTTATCAATCTCAATTCCCCTTCCTTCCATGTCATATAATACAGTAGTTAATTGACTTTCCAAATCTGCTACACCTTCTTGGTTCATCTTAAGAATCTGTTTAGTGCAGCTTTTATATAGCTCCAATGTCCAGTAGACATCTTGTTCACAGTATGGCCCCAGAAGCTCTACAGGTGCCATAGAGAAGTCCTTATTCCACTTGTTCTGCTTAAGGCACTTCTTAGTCTCTATGTCATATGCAGCAGCCTCAAGGCCATAGTATCGCTTTAATGTTTCCGTTAAACTAAATTCTCTAACATCTATATTTGCACAAAGCCTAACAAGAACAATCACATCTATAAGTTTTTGACCATTTACTTTCACGCCCATCTTTTCTAGGAAGCGTAAATCAAATTTAATGTTATATCCTAATAATGTTTCCACTTGGTTTAGCTGTTCTATTAATTGTGTCTGTTCCCATTGACCTAGATTAGTTCCTTGGTGGTGTAGGAAAGGGAAATAGTAGACGCTCGATGTAGTTTGTTCATCTTTATATCCCCCTATTCCTACACCACACACTTGATTATACGCATAAGGATTTAGTCCATTAGTCTCTACATCTACACACCATGTATCATAAGTAGTTAAATCCTGTAATGCCTCACCAAATTTCTCTTTAGTTACTATCATGTACTTCTACCTGTATTCCTGCTATATATAATAAGGCTTTAGTTTGTGCGTGGACATATTCTTCTAAGGCTACAATCTTCTTAACCTTGCTGTTAGCAAACATCTTACCACAAGTAAAGCAAGGAAGTACAGTCATATACGCAGTTAACTCATCATCAGACCGTAATTGAAGGAAGGCGTTAACCTCTGCATGAATGGCTTCACAAAGTTCTAACCCTTCTCCTGTGGGGTACTGCGCTCCAGGGCAAGGGCTATCAATACAATGAGCAAACCCTGTTGGAACACCGTTGTACCCCGTAGCAACAATATGATTCTGGCTATCTACTAATACACAACCAACTTGTCTACGTGGACAAGTACTTCTTTGCGCCACGGTTTTAGCGATCTGCAAGAAGTACTCATCCTTATCTAATCTAGCGGTCATTAAAACAAATCTAGGCTAGTGGATTCAGTTTTAATTTCCGTTTCCCCATCTCCATTGGAGGGGCCAGGACTCCACAAAGCCCCGTACCGCTCTTGGAAATACTCTTGGATAGGAGGAAGTTCATAAACATCATCCTTTCGATCATCAGGAATCTCACCATCTCTAGCCGTTGCAGCTATAGCATATGAAGTATCCCTCATACCAGCACCAGTACGCTTAATTCGCATGACTCCCTTATTCAAGGAGTTCCAATCATTATACACATCTACCAACTGATTCCACAGATAATCATTACGACCAAATCCTAGACAAATAACCTTGAAGTCATTTACAACTTCCCTAAACATTTTGCGTCCACCTGGGCCTGAGATTTCTTCCCAATCATCATTCCGCTTTTCCCCATGAATAATTTCATGTACGTATCCCCAAAAAGCAAACTTCCTAGAGGGACGAGAATCAGCTGGTACTGCACTCAAATCAACCCCATCCGCATTCAAGAGATTCACAAACCTGTTCCCCTGTCTAAAGGTATACAAAGATACTTCATCCAAGTTCACATCATTATCTTCTCCCGTAGCCACAGAGGTTACAAATGCTTGGTCACCGTCTTTAAACCATACTTCTCTAAAAGGAACTGCTGACCTAGATGCTGCTTCTTGCTTACTTTCTTCCCTAAGACTTTGAATTCTGCCTATTCCACTCATGTTATTCTCCTTCTATTTTATTTTACCAAATATCTCTGTTCTGTATTATTGCTTCTAGCTCTTTTTTGGTTTTTACATCTTGTACATCTTTCACTCCTTTCGGCAATTTCGTATATGATACCACAAAATTTTGTGTCATGCAAGCCATTAATCGTTCTTTTCCTTTTTGCCCCGCATCATCATTATCTAAACAAATAACCAATTCTTCTACAGGAAGTTTTGAAAGTAATTCCTCCTGGGTCTTAGATAATATGGCTCCTAGTATTGCTATAGAAGGGAAACCATTTTGAGTTAACCACATGGTATCTAAACTACCTTCCGTAACACACACAAATGGACTACGCTTAAGATGATTAATCCCAAATAGGTGCTTAGATTTTTTAAACCCTTTAGAATAAAGATACTTAGGAACAGCATTAGCTCTACGTGATACCCATCCCTTCAATTCCTGGGTCTGTGTATAAATTGGAATGATTAAATCATCATACCTATTAGTACCACAACCCCATTCTTCTAAAGTCTGCTGAGAAAACCCCCTATTAAAAGCCCACTTTGGATAGGTATACCCTTGAAAATCTTCTGGAAAAGTTACAAATTCTTCTGCCTCTTCCAATTCAAAAGTATCAAAGAAATTTATGTCTAGTTCTACATCTTTATCTCCTAAATACGCCTCCACCGCCAACAAAGACATATGCCAATACTTACTTAGAAAAAATTTTAATGGGCCTTGTCCACATCCAGCGAAGCAAATCCACACACCTTTATCTGTATTTATGGATAAAGACGAAACTCTATCATCATGCAAGGGGCAAACTATACTTACTTCAGATTTATCTATAGGAATTGGAAGTCCTGCATCTATAAGAATGTTAGTCCAATTCATTAATACGCATTATCCCCAAAGAATTTACTGCCTATTTCTTCTATATGCCCTCTATCTACATCCCATTCTAACAAGGACATGTCTATATCTACCTCTCCATCCCTATATTTTTGGTACTGAATCACACGTTTTTGATTATCATTTTCTACCCGTGCCATAGATAGAGTTACATCCGAAGCCCTAAGGAGTGCATCACCAAAAGCTACTGTTTCTGGTTGGGGGGGAATGTATACATTCGCAGCATCTCTATTAGCTTGAGTAGTTACAAACATAGACACGTTTTGGGAAAGGCATAACCCTTTCATAGCATAGAAGAGGGCATGAGATTGTTCCCACATAGCTTTGTTAGCCCTGGAACTAGTAGTAATCCCTGATGTAACCAAATAAATACCATCTATAACTATAAACTCTGGAGTATGCTTTCTAACCAGCCCTGCAATCCCTTCAATAGTAATTGTCCCTTCTCCATTGATATGGTCACAGACTAAAAGACTTGGGGAATTTTCATTTGTAAGGGTTTCCAAAAACTCTTTATATACTGTTTCATTTATTGGGTCACCATTTCTAAGGGCTTTATGAGAAAGCTTAAACCCCATTAAATTTCCCATCACCACATCAGCCCTTAAATTGATAGCTGATACAGGCATTTCTGTGGATATCAATAAAGTTTTATGCCCAGCTAAAGCAGAAATAGCTGCTGTTAATACACTTATCCATGTTTTACCCACAGTAGGTCTAGCAAATAAGGAAATTAATTCACCTGGAAGCCACCCTACTCCAAGATTGTTGAGAGTCTTAAAGGGAGTTTTAATTCCCATCAATCCATCTCCCATCTGCCGTTTAACTGTTCGGTTCTGCCATTCAGCTAACCTATCTAGTGAATGTCCGTTGTTATATGTTACAACTTCTTCATCATAAATGACACTAATATCATTTAGGCTGTGTGTTATTTGTGAAAAAGCTTTCCTGGGATTTTCTTTCAACACTTCTTTATTAGTATTGAAGACATTTACTATTTGCCTGTACAAGACTTGGTTTTTGAACTTATCCACCGCATATTCTAAGTTCAATGAACTGGCTGACGTATCTAAGGTAGGATAATTTTCACATACATGGGCAATAGTTGGAAATTCTCCATAATCATCTACATACTTGAGTAAAAATTGATATGCATCACCGTGTTTTGCAAAATCCTTAGCTGGATGCTTGAATTTTCTAAGTTGGTCGAAGTCAGTTAACCCTAAAACAATTCCAGATTCTATAAAATCAAAACTTTCCATTTATTCTCCTATGTTAGTAAATAAACTTGGTTGTATGAATCCATCAAATAGTATTCCGTCTGGTCTTCTGAAGTAATGTACTTTTTAGCCTCTGTTGAGGTAGTAACTTCAGCAACTAACCACACTTGTCTTGTTTGTTGGTTCACTCCCATGAGTTTAAGGCTTTGTGAAGGGTTTGTCAAGGACTTTGGTTTACTCAAACCGCCCCGTCTGGTTTTTCTCTTAGTTGGCATCATCATCTCCTAACCAATTAACGTTAGTTAAGTATTTTTCCAATTTTCTTTTAGAACTATGGCGTAACTTATAAGAAGATTCATTTAATTCATCAGTAATTTCTTCCATAGTAAGTCCTTCAACACGTAAATTAACAAATGAGATCTCAGAAGGGCTTAACTTAGATCTAATCAACAGATCTTGGACTTCAAATTCTTGGTCTTTATTTTTTGTAATGGGATCTTCTAAAGCTTTAAGAATTTTAGAGGATGTTGTGAAGTAATTTGTGTCTTCGGAAGAAGTGTCATACGCAGAAGAAAAATACGAAGAATCTATACTAGTTGCTTCATGAATAAAGTGCTGTTTTTGAGCCTTAGAGATTAAAGTACGTAATGTATTCACCATTGTTGTATGTAAATACGTATGAAAAGAAGTTCCTCTAGATTCATCAAACCCATCCGCAGCTTTTATAATTGCAATGCGTAATTCTTGTCCTAAATCTTCCCTATCCATGCCCAATACAAAGGATGTATTTAAAAACCTCTGTATCTTGGGTTCCCATTGAATTATTAAATCGTCTGTAATATCCATAAGCCTCCCTCATCTATCTTTTTGCCCCCTATTGAAGCACTTTTGACTACAATAGATATGATTATACTCTCTTCGATGCCCTAATGCAATGTCAGAACGCCTTCTTTTAAAGGACGCACGACAAAAGAAGCAGGTTACAACCA